AGAACGCCGCCGCGCGGGACATCGCCCTGGCCTTCGGGGTGCCGCCGATGCTGCTGGGTTTGCCCGGCGACAACACCTACTCGAACTATCAGGAGGCCAACCGCGCCTTCTACCGCCAGACCATCCTACCACTGGTCCGCAAGACCGCCAGCGCGCTGGGGATCTGGCTGGGCTCGGGGATGGGCGGTGCGTTGACCCTTGAGCCGGATCAGGATGCGGTGCCGGCGCTGTCGGTGGAGCGCGACGCCATGTGGCGCCGGGTCAGCCAGGCCGCGTTCCTGAGTGAAGACGAAAAGCGGGCGATGCTTGGCCTGCCGGAGCGGACCGCGCGGTAGTCGCCGGAGGGGAATAACAAGATGAATATGGATTATGGAACAGCCCGTGCACCGCACGGGCTGGAGGTCAAGTTTTTGCCGTTCGACGGGCAGGCGCAGGCGGCCGAGAGCGGGGTGGTGCAAGGCTATGCCTCGCTGTTTGGGGAGGCCGATCAGGGCGGCGACGTGGTTGCACCCGGCGCCTTCCGAACCTCGCTGGCACGGCTGGCGGCGGCCGGTCGGAAGGTAAAGTTTCTCTGGCAACACGATCCGGCACGGCCGATCGGGGTCTGGCACGCGGTGCGTGAGGATGCGCGCGGCCTGAACGTCACCGGCCAGATCCTCGGCGATGTGGCGCAAGGGGCCGAGGCGCTGGTGCTGATGCGCGCAGGCGCCGTCGATGGATTGTCGATCGGCTACCGCACGGTCAGGGCCGAAGCCAATCGCGCGACCGGCGGGCGGCGGCTGCTGGAGATTGATTTGTGGGAGGTGTCATTGGTGACATTTCCGATGCTTCCCACGGCCCGGGCCATGCTGGCGGTGCCGAATGCCGCCGACATCATGGAACTGGCGCTGGCTGAGGCCCTGGCTGAGGGCGCAGGCCATCCCCGCTGAGCTCCGCCTGAGCGGGTCTCTGCCAATCACGAAGAAGGAAGAGTGACCATGATCGAGACCAACGAGCAGACCCCTGCCGTGACTGCGCCTGCCATAACCGGGCCTGCCGTGAGCGCGGAGGCGAAATCGGCGGCGTCAGAATTTCTGAGTAACTTCAACAGCTTCAAGGATGACATGAGCAAGCGCATGACAGATATCACGAACCGCTTCGAAGGACTGGACCGCAAGGGTGGCGAGCTGCGCCGCCCGGTGCTGGACACCAGTGCCAATGTATCGCTGCCGCACAGCAAGGCCTTTGCCGCCTATGTGCGCCGCGGCGATGAGAACGACCTGAAGAGCCTGGCGCTGGATACCAAGGTTCTGAACACGGCGATCGCCGCCGAGGGTGGTTACCTGGTCGACCCCAAGACCGCCGAGCAGGTCGAGCATGTGCTGCGCTCCGGCGCCAGCCTGCGGGCAATCTCGCGCGTGGTGCAGGTCGAGGCCAGTGCCTATGACGTGCTGATCGACCACAACGAGATCGGTGCCGGCTGGATCGATGAGGTAAGCGGGGTCCTGGAGACCGCGTCGCCGCAGATCGACCGCATCTTGATCCCGCTGCACGAGTTGTCGGCAAGCCCGAAAGCGTCGCAGCGTATTCTGGACGACGCCGCCTTCGATGCCGAAGCCTGGCTCGCCGAGCGCATCGCCGATCGCTTCTTGCGGGCCGAGAGCGAGGCCTTCGTCAATGGCAACGGTGTCGGCAAGCCAAGCGGCTTCCTGAGCAAGACGAAGGTCGCAAACAGCGCCTGGACCTGGGGTAGCATCGGCTATGTTGCCACCGGCACAAGCGGTGCCTTCGATGCCAACGAGCCGGCGGATTCGCTGATTGATCTGGTCTACACGCTGGGTGCCGAGTACCGCGCCAATGCGGCCTTCGTGATGAACTCGAAGACCGCTGGCGATGTGCGCAAGATGAAGGACAGCCAGGGTCGGTTCCTGTGGATGGAGGGCCTTGCAGCGCACCAGCCGGCGCGGTTGATGGGTTATCCGGTGGCAGTTGTCGAGGATATGCCCGATATCGCCGCCGACAGCCATGCGATCTCGTTCGGCGATTTCGGCCACGGTTACACCATCGCCGAGCGCCCGGACATGCGCATCCTGCGTGACCCCTATTCGGCCAAGCCGAACGTGATGTTTTTCGCCACCAAGCGGGTCGGTGGTGATGTCACGGATTTCGCGGCGATCAAGACGCTGAAGTTCGGCATCTCGTAAGGCGCGGGCGGCAACCGTTCAACGGCCGGCAGGGCAAGTCCCTGCCGGTCCTGTCGGTGCAAGTCGCCGCGCATGATCCCGGGAGAGAGCACAGGATGACGAAATCGATCAGCCACGACGCGCTGGACGCCGCATTCGCCTACATCGCCAGCCGTGCGGATACGCTGGTGCTGTGCAGTGGCGCGCCCGATACCGCGCGCGAGGCGGTGACGCCGGTGACATCCGGGGGACGAATGATATGCGCCTCGGCCTTGATTGCCGGACTTGGAAACGGCGACTTCGCGGTGGCGGCGGGGGTGAAATCCGGGCGCAGGCTGGTTGTCGGCGCTCAGGAGGGGCTGGCAGTGGCGGTATCCGGGGTGGCCGACCATCTGGCGCTGGTGAACAGCGCCGGCAATGAGGTGCTGCTGGTCACCGCCCTGACCAAAGTCCAATCGTTGAACGCGGGATAGGTCACGTTCCCGGCCGAAACGGTGAAGTCGGCGGCCTGCGCGGTACCGAAGAATGCCGCGATTTCACTCGCCGCCGCCAAGGTCTGATCCGCCGAGCCGAACAGAGTCGGCGCCTGGTTCAGCGTGATCCTCCCGCGCCAGGGAAAGGCCGGCTGTCCGGCCACTCCGATATAGGGATCGATCAGGGTATTGCCGGCAGGAATATCCATCAGCAGGAACGGATACAACATCACCTGCTTGCCGCGGGATTTCAGCTCCGCGATCGCTCGCATGACCGAGCCATCCGCCGGGGATCCGCCAAAATTCGGCCGGTCATTCTCGTCGCGGCTGACCAGCGACGCGGTACCGGTGGTCAGGCCGGCAGACGACCAATTCTCCGGAATTGTCGCGCGCCTCTGCCTCTCGATCCGCGGACGCACCGTGCATCTGTTGCAGCGCAGATCGTCGCCAAACCATGAGACCAGCAGTGATACCGCTCCGGCTGCCGGAAGCTCGCCATCAAGCTGGTCGAGCGCCTCCATTATGTCCGGCCGGCCACTGGCATTATTGATATTGGCGAAAACCCCGCCACCGCCCGGGAACTGATGTTGCGCAGGCAGGGGGTCCAACACGAATTCGCCGCTTCCGGGTGACAGCGCAACCCCACGGATCAATTGTTTCAGCGGAGCCGCGGCCTCCGGTGAATTTGGTTCGGCCAAGCTGGCGGCGCTCCGGAAAACCTCGAAATTCAACTGCGGAATGCGGTTTCCAAATCCAACGAGCGGCAAGTCCTCGAATACCACATAGGCCAGCCCACGATACGCGGGCACACGTCCGACACCGTCCACAGCCTCGATTTTGGGGTCGGGAAGTTGCTCCTCATCACCCAGAAGCTCAGCACCGCTTCCAGATCGTCCAGGGACTGCACGCCCAGCCCGGCGTCATAGCGCCGGCGGGAATGCTCCCACGGCGTATTGCGCTGCTCGAACCCGTTGACCAGCGATATGATCTCGGTGCGCCGCTCGACGCCGCCGGTCGACCCGAACGAAATCGCCGTCGGGAACCGAACCTCGTGAAAACTCATCGCTTTGCCTCACAATCTGCTGCTGCCGCGCGACACTGCGCGCGCCAGTTGCGCGGCGATCTGCCCGCGCGACCGTTGGAAACCCTCGATATCCGGTGTGCTGATGTTGATGGTGACCATCGGCCGCGCCGAGCCACCGCTGGCCGACACTCCCAGCCGGCCGTCCGGCCCGCGGGTCAGCGGCATCACTGCCTCCGGCCCGGCTTCGCCCATCAAGCCCGCGCCGCCCCGCATGGGAAACAACGTCGGGCCGTCCACGATCCCTCCCTTGGCGAAGGCCCGCACCCGGCCCGCCGAAAAAGCCCCGCCCTGGGCAAAGCCGAAGGCGCCTATCAGCGATCCGACCAGGCCGTTCAGGCCCGAACCAACGGCGCTCTGGACCGGCTGCAAAGCCGAGTTCAGCGACCGGCTGGCAATATCGCTCGCCAGCCCCTTGAACACGTCGCTCAGCTTGCCGCCACCAAAAACCGCCCGGTCGAAGGCGGTTCGCAGGCTCGATCCCAGCGACCGCGACAGCCGCTGGGCCTGACCATCCATCGCCTTCATCACTTCAGTGGCACTGGCCATCTCGCTCGAAAATCCACCGGTCAGCGACTGCAATTCCTGAAGCGAGGCGCCAAGATCCTGTCCCGGCGCGCCAAACTCCGTTCCCGGTCCGAAACTCATTCCCTGCTTCCCCTATCCTTGTCCGGAAACTGCGCCATCAGCCCCTCCAGGGCGGTGCGCTCCATCCAGCTACCGGCGCCGCCGGACACCAGTATCCCGGCGCCTTCCAGCGCCCGTTGCAACTCGACTGGGGTCATTTCCCAGAAGTCCCGTGGCGCCAGCCGCAGGGCACCGAGGCCGAGCCGCATCAGCGCGGCCCAGGCCAACCCCTCACCGCGCTCCAGCGTCATCCCTGCGGCCCAGTCTCCGGCTGAAAAGTGCGGGACAGCAGCAGCAACCCGGCCTTCATGGCGCCGACCGCCCCGCCCTCGAACTCGGCAACCGCAAGTTCTGCTTCGGAAACCGCTCCGCCCCCGCCGCGGATGCCGGCCGCCAGCAAGGCGATCAGTTCCACCGCCGCCACGCCACCGGTTTCGAACTTCTCGGCCAGACCCAGCAGACTGGCCGCCTGCAACCGCTCCTCCAGCCCAGCCAGCGCGCCCAATGTCAGCCGCATGACATGCTCCCGGCCATCGATCCGGATCGCCACCTCGCCACGTTGCGGATTGGCCATGATCAGAGTACGGCGAATGTCAGGGCCCCGGCCGAGATCAGCGAGATCTCGAAGGTGGCCTCCCCGTCATGCTGACCGGAGTATTCAAGGCTGGTCAGCTGGAACGGCCCGCTCAACACACCGAAATCCGGGATCACAATCTCGAAGTTCGGGATCGTCCCGTCGAAGAACACCCGGCGCAGCGCCGCATCCGAGGCCGCATCCTTGAAGATGCCGGAGCCCGATATCGCGGCAACCCGCAGCCCGGCGCCCGCCAGCAGTTCGCGCCAATTCCCGACCGACTCGGCAGTCGTCACATCCACCGTGTCCGAGTTGAACGACAGCCGCGTCGCCCGCAGGCCCGCGACCGTCTCGAAACTTCCACTGCCGGTCTCATCCAGCTTCAGAAGCAGATCCTTACCCTTCTGCGCGGTCATACGCGATCTCCAGACTGATTAATGTTTTCGGTTGCTTGGGATACGATCCTAAACCGCATCCTCGACTGTCACGCGAAATCTCATATCGATCCGCCGCAGCGCATCGCCCTCCCCGCGCCGGGTCCGGGCATCGACAAAGCGCACCAGCACGGCCCGCCCGCGGCTCATCACGATGCCACCTCCCAGCATGGCGTCCGAAATCGCGCCCGCCGCCTGTTTGGCTTCCGCGAAGCCCCGGCGCGGAGCATGAACCGCGATGGTCAGCAGATGCGCCGCGCCGTTGTCGGTGGCCGTGCTCCAGTCCTGTGCGCTCTCGTCGCCGATGGTCACGTAGACCCCCTCAGGATCGAGCTCCGTCTCCGGAGGCGGCGGTGCGTCATAGACCCGCGAGCCGACAAGCACCGCGACACCAGCATCCGTGCTGAGGAGCTGAAACACCCCTTCCTGCAACGGCCACGACAGTGCATAGGTCATGCGAAGAGGCCCTCCTCGACCCAGCAGATCAGATACCCGCCCCGGTCATCCGCCTCGGTGACGCCTCTGATCGCGAATGTACGGCCGTCTTTCCGAAACCGCTGATCGGCGGCCGGACGGCGGTCCGATCCCGCTTCCGCGGCACGAATGGTGACGCGATGGGTGATGCGAGAGATTTCGCGCCCGCCACTGACGCGCTCATGCGCTCCCGACGACCGGATCTCCGCCCACATCGTGCCGAGCACGTCCCAGACAACCAGCCAGCCGCCGCCGCCATCGGCGATGCGCCGGGGCGCCTCCAGCGTCAGGCGCGTTGATAGTCTCGGGGTCCGGTTTGTCATGCGGCACCCCCGTCCACAGCCGGCCTGCTCATAGCCGGAATACCCGCCGGGTCTCCAGCAGCGCCTGAACGGCGGCCGGAATACCCTGCCCCGACACGGCCTCGCCGTACCGGTTCTCGTAATAATGTGCCGCCTGCAGCATCACCGCCTGAGACAGATCGCCCGGCATGTCGCCCGGGGTGTCACCAAAGCCCGCAGCGAAGACCAGCACGGCCAAATAACCCTCCGGAACGGCCGCCAGCGCGCCGCCCCCGGGGCCGGTCAGAAGCTGCCGGCTACTGCCGGGCTCCAGTGACCAGGAAGTCGCCGGCAGGCCGATCCGCTCGGCGCCCAGGACGAAGCTCAGACTCTCGATCAGCGCCACCGGCCCGACCGGCAACACCAGATGCCCGTCCCGGTTCCAACCCGCCACCTGAAGCTTGAACCCGCGCCGGATCAGCGCCCGGCTGGTTCGCGCCTCGATTACCGAAGTGGCGTGGCGCAGATACCGGTCCAGCAGCGCATCCTCCGCCGCGTCCGACGCGAAGCCTTGCGCCAGCCGCAAATGCGCTTTGAACTCGTCCAGTGAAACCGGCGTCACAGTGGCTGGAGAGGATTCCGTCAAGATCATTCGCGTCGTCCCTTCAACTAATTCCCGGGCTC